TACATTGATGATATACCAAATGGTTTTTTTAAAGAACCTCCTCAATGTATGCCAGATGAATACAAAGATAAAGATTATGTTGTTGCATATAGAAAATATTATCAAGGTGAAAAAGAATATTTTGCAAAATGGGAACGAGGTGTATCCGCACCAGATTGGTGGGTAAGTGCTTAGATTTGTTATATTATTTTTCTTTTTATTACAAGGTTGTACATACTTTGTTGCTAAAGAAACTGTAAAAGTTGTTGATATAATTTTAGAAGATGACCCTAACCCAGAAAAGAAAAAGAAAATATTAGAAAAACAAAAGATAAAGAAAAATAAAGCTAGAGAGTTTTATTGTAGTAAAGTAAAAGATGAGGAGAAATGCGGGAATGAATAGATATGAAATAAAAGAACCTGTATGGAAAGATAATAGTATTGGCATTGCAGAATTTAGATTAAAAAATAATTTGTTAGTAGATATAACTTACAAAAATAAAAGTAATGAACGTGTTTTTCCAGATACATATATTATAAAAAATGCTAACTTGACAAACAGAAGTTATCAAAATATATATGGTAAAAAAATATATAAATTTTTAATAAATGAATTAGAGGTATATAATGGTTAAAAAAATATTTCAAAAACAATTTGTTGACTTACTTGTTGACTTCATGTATGTTAACTTAAAAGAAAAAGTAAAAACAAAATCAAATATAAGAAAGAGTATACATACTTTTGAAGATATATGGTTAGACATGCTAAGAGAAAGTAAAAAAAATGTTAAAAGAAAAAGCTGAAGCAGTTCAAATGTGGAAGACTGGTTATAAAAAACCAAAACCCAAAGTTGATAAAAAGAAAAGAGATTGTATGATGTGCTACCAACCGTTTATAAGTGAAGGTATTCACAATAGAATATGCATTCCTTGTAAAAGCACTGGTTATTGGCAAACAGGAAATGATTATGAGGAAATGAAATGATGTGGAAGTTAGTTGATTGTGGAACATATCCTTGGTTTGTTAGAGAAACAAAAAAATATTTTTATTGTGTTTATTCTTTAACAGGAGAAACAAAAAAATTAAAAGTAAAACGAACTGAAGTTCCTATGTATGGTATGAATTGTAAAAGTTATTTAGCATATTTAAGAACATGGCCTTTATCACTTGCACCTTGCAGACTTGACAAAAAGGTTGCAAAGTTTTATATAGACTTATGGAAAGATAAAAATAAAACAAATGTAATGAAAGAAATATTAAAACAACTGAAAGCGACTAAATGGAAAAGGAACTAATAAAGCTATTATTAAAAAAAGATTTTTATAATAAAAATAAAAGTAAACTATCAAAAGAATTTTTTACAAATGGCACAGGTGCTTTGTATGAAACAATACAACGAGCACATGATGACTCTGATAAAGATTTAAGTATAAGTGAAGTATCATCTTTGCATATGGATGTATACAATCCTGCATCAACAAGAGCTAAAAAAGAAAACTTTTATTCTCTAGTAAATGAAATAAAAGAATTAGAATTACCAAGTGAAAAGATAGCAAACAATCTTTTACATTCATTATTTAAAAGACGTATTGCAAATAAAATTGCTGTCCTTGCAAGTGAAATATATAATGGTAAAGATGCAGACTTTTCTGAAATAAAAAAACAATTAGAAATACCTTTTGATGAAGATGTTGATGAATATGAATATGTCACAGGTAATATAAATAATTTAATAGAAAAATTAAAAGACAATACAAAATGGAAGTTTAATTTAGCACCATTAAAAGAAGCTGTGCATGGTGTTGGAGAGGGTAATCTTATTATTATATTTGCTAGACCAGAGGCAGGTAAGACAGCTTTCTGGGTAAATTTAGTCGCAGGAATTGACGGATTTGCCTCTCAAGGTGCTAAAGTGTGTGCTCTTATCAATGAAGAGCCTGCAATTAGGACACAAATGAGACTAATAAACGCTCATACAGGGCTTACAATGGATGAAATTAGGTCAGATGTAGAAGAAGCTAACACAAAATGGGCCGAAGTAAGACAAAATATTCACATACTTGATACTGTTGATTGGTCGCTTGATGATGTAGATGAGTTTGTACAAAAAGAAAAACCAGATATATTAGTTATAGACCAATTAGATAAGGTAGGTGTAACAGGTACATTTGCACGAACAGATGAGAAACTTCGTGCTATCTACACAGGAGCAAGAGAGATAGCAAAAAGAAATGATTGTTGTGTCATTGCTATATCACAAGCATCTGCAGATGGGCAAGGTAAGTTTGATTTAACATTTGATATGATGGAAGGTAGTAAGACAGGTAAAGCCGCAGAGGCAGATGTTATCATAGGTGTAGGTCACCGAGATAAAATGGATACAGATGAAAGGGTAAGAAGTTTGGCTATAAGTAAAAATAAAATAACAGGTTGGCATGGTCTAAAGAATTGTATCATCATACCAGAACTATCGAGGTATGCAGAATGATTAGTACATTTGATGTAGAAACAAGTTTTCAAATAACAGAAGATAATAAATTAGACCCATCACCAAAGAACCCAGATAACTTTTTAGTATCTCTTGGTATTAATGATGAGTATGTATTTTTTAAACACAGAGATTTTAAAGGTATACCAGATAGAAAAGTAATACAAGATATACTAGATAAAACTACATTACTTGTTGGTCATAATATTAAATTTGATTTACTATGGCTATGGGAGGCAGGTTTTAATTATACTGGTAGAGTTTATGATACTATGATTGGCGAATATGTTATGAACAAAGGTATCAAAAGAAGTTTAAAATTAAAAGACTGTTGTGCTTTTCGTGGTGTTATACAAAAATCTGATTTAACAGAACAGTATATAAAAGATAAAGTATCTTTTCAATACATACCAATTAATATTGTAGAAGAATATGGTAGACTAGATGTTAAAGCTACTAGGTCTTTATTTGATGCACAAATGGTACAATTAAAAAAACCACAACATGCACATTTAGTTAAGACACTACAAAACATGTGTCACTTTCTTGTTGTTCTAGCTAAGATGGAAAATCATGGTATCTATATTGATATGAAAGCTTTAAATGAAGTTGAACAAGACTTTCAAGAAGAGTATGATAAGTTGCGTGTAGAGATAGATGAAATTATTTATTCTCGTATGGGAGATACAAAAATTAATCCTGCAAGTCCAGAACAATTATCGTGGTTAGTATATGGTGTAAAAGTAAAAGATAAAAAAGATTGGGCAAGAGTATTTAATTTAGGTATTGACCCTACAACTAAAAGACAAAAGAGAAGACCTAAATTTACTAACACACAATTAAAACAAATATTTGCTAAGTATTTAGAACCTGTACAAAAAACAAAAGCCCATCAATGTACAACATGTAAAGGGCGTGGTGTAGTTCAGAAAATAAAAGTTAATGGAGAGCCATATAAAAATTTAAGTAAATGTGTTGATTGTAATGCACAAGGTTTTGTTTATGCTGACTTAAAAGATAAAGCAGGTTTTACTGCCTACCCAGATTCTGTTATGGATGTAGCAGAGGGTGGTTTTAAAACTGATAAAGGCACTTTAATAAAAATGTCAAGAAAAGGTGACCAATTTTTAAAAGTATTTGTTGAAAAGATTACAAGGTATAGTGCATTAGAAGTATACTTAAATACATTTGTTGATGGTATTAAAAAGCACACAACAGATAAAGGTTTTCTTTATCCTAGTTTTATGCAAACTGTAACAGCAACAGGTAGATTATCAAGTCGTAATCCTAACTTCCAAAATCAACCAAGAGGTAATACATTTCCTATTCGTAAGGTTATTAGTTCTAGGTTTGAGGGTGGTAAAGTTATGGAAATAGACTATGCACAATTAGAATTTCGTACTGCTGTATTCCTTGCACAAGATAAACAAGGCATGGAAGATATAAAAAATGGTGTAGATGTACATCAATACACAGCAGATATTATTGGCTGTTCAAGACAAGAAGCAAAGCCACATACATTTAAACCTTTGTATGGAGGTATGTCTGGTACAGAAAATGAAAAGAAATATTATTCGGCTTT